CACTCTCCTTGGGCCATTTTCCCTTGACATGATAGTAGAGAAGGAACTGGGTTGCCTCATCCCGAAGGTTAAACGTCCCATGAATCTTATCCGTTTCCCATCTGGGTCTGTCGTCAAACCATAATTGACGGAATTCCCCCTCAGCCACCACCCAAGGTTTGCGGATACGGGAACCCTCATACCTGATTTGAATCATCTCTTCCTCCAGTTATACCTATCTCCCGAGTTGATAGCATCGTCCAGACAGGAATCACACAAAGCGAACGACATTTGAATCTTTTTCAGATTCTCTCGGGTCAAATCCGTTTTCCCTCCACAATCCCGACACTTGATTGTGTCGCAGGATTGACGCAGCTTCTTTCCCCGATAGGAAGTGTGGGGAGAATTACTTTCGGCCAGCGTAGTGGCTACAGACCAAATCCCTGACATTTGATTTCACCTCTTTTCATCTTTGTCTTTTTCGATCTTATTTTTCAAGGAATGGTATTCGTCGAAAATGATCCAATACAACGGAGTAGTCCACCAATTACCCTTCCAATAGTCCATTGGCTCAAATACTCCGGCTTTGTAGAGAACGTAGAAAACGGAATTTACATCTTCAAGAGTAAACGGCGGATTCTCCAACCCTTCTTCAAGCATTTCAGGGATAAAATCTACAGATTCTCCTTTTGCCCCCCACTCTCCAACGAAACCGTCTTTCACTTCGTCGCTAAAAATCATACCTATGATCTGGTCTATCGCTTCCTTCTTCATCGGCATCTCCCTTTCACTGTTTGTACTCCTTGTAATGATCTACGGGCTCAAAACCCTCCCGGCGAGATTCCAACTCCACTACGTCGGATAGGATTTCGCATAACGACGCCACTTGTTTGAAGGACTCTGCTTTGAAAGTTGCCTCATAGAGAATTTTCCCTTCGGCCAAAACTTTTACTTTTACGTCTTTCATCTGGTTTCACCTCCTTCCCTTTCCGTCCTGTATACCTACCTACCATCATTCCGGTAGAGGTTTCCTTTTGAAAGAAACCCCTCGTCGCAAGGATGGGTTAGAATTCTGGAAATACGTCCCCAGTTTCCAAATCCACGGAGAACGGATAAACGTCCTCTCCATCATCTACAAGGATTACCAAACCATGTTCTTCCTTTACCGTAACCATTCTGGAAAGGTAAACGAGGAAAGTGCTCAATGAGTCGATAGAAATAAAATCATTTCGTAGGAGAATTTCATCAGGGCATTTTCCGGCTTCCGCCAAAAGCACGGAAAACTTTCGACCGGATTTGAAAACTAAACTTTTGCTTCCGGCTTCAAAAACTAATTCTTTCATTTTTTCTCCTTTCTTATTTCTTCCAATGGAACTATCTCATCCTCTCCATTTTCTTCGGCCTTACTTCCTTCCAGATTGTATAAGTTAGTAATAACGGAATCCAAATTACCCTTAGCCGTAGTTGATCCATTACTACTTAGCCCTAACGATGTATGGCAATGAGAAGGTCCGCAACGTGCTTGCCTTCGAATCGAACTAATTTCAGATTTGGACGGAGACTTTATAATCTCAGTCCAGTAGTCCGTTTTACCCAAACTGGCCGTAAATCCTATCGTTTTTTCCACTTTATCCTTTTTTGGCCCACAATCTCCACACACCCTAAATATTCCACCCTGATGCTTTGGGTGCTTATCGCTAAATTCGCTTCCACATTCTTTACAAATAATTAGCATTGGTAGCAAACCCCGTTAGAATCCAATTCCCCTATCCGTCTACAATTTGGACAAATGGTAGTAATTACCTCTACCTGGTCAATCTCTCGGGAATCCTCTCCGGATTCCAATTCTTCTTCTAACCGTTGGATTTCAAGTTCTAACCTTTCGATTTCCTTTTGGAAATCTTTAGCCGTTTCCATTTCTTTCCCCTTTACTCGGCAGTGTAATACTTCTTTCCCGATCCCGTATGGATCATGATTCCCACAAAATTATCGGAAAAAGGTTTGTGGGGGTAAACGAAGATCCATCCTATCGCTCCCATGGATTGAAGGGTTTCGAGAAGGTCTTTCAAGTATTCGTCGGTTTCGATGGAAGTAAAAGTCTCTCGGAGATTTGCGAACGTTTCGCCATGGGTAGATCCGGGATTCGTAGCCAGGCAGAACCCCGCTCCTACGTCGAGGGGGTGGAAAATCTCTTTCCATTCCTCCTCCGTTACCTCTGGATTTATTTCTTCCGCTTCGTTCCAAACCTTTACTAATTTCTCTTCCATTTCCTTTCCCCTTTCCATTTTTCTATCGGATTAATCCGCCAATGAGAACGTCTCCGTAGAAATTCTTTTGGAGATCTACCGATTCTTCTTCAGAAGTTATTAAAAACCATACGTCTCCTTCCGGCTCGAAGTTGCAAACATCTTCGTCCTCGATTTCTTTAAAATTGGTTATTTCGAGAGCGATAGAAATGTCCCCCCGAAATTCGGCATATTCTGGTTTCATAGATCCTCGGAGAATTTTTTGGAGAGAAGCCGCGAATTCGACGGCTTCCACGGCGAGATCGAAATAGGCGGGTTTGGAACCGGAATAGTCCGGGGAATCCTCATTAAAAATATTTACGGAGAACTTGGAGGAATCCGTTTTTCTTTCGTTTAGAAATGATACTAAATCTCTACGAATGTTTACAAATTTCCCCTCTTCGTTCATTTTGCTTTCTACCGTTACTTCTACCATTTCCCTTCTCCTTTCTCGGTTAAATGTTGGATTCCGGTTCGCCTACCTACCATTTCCCTTCTCCTTTCCTTCCATTTCTTTCTTTCCTCCCCTAAAACCATCCATCTTTTTTTTCTTCGGAGAAAGATTCCATTCCTACATCTTCTTCTTTCCCCGAAGAAATTCTCCGGGGGGATTTAACATCCATTTCCTTCCTTATCCTATTTACCATGTTTTATAGCCCTTCCGGAACTGGATGGATTCCCGTAATAAAAAATCTACGGATGGGATACGCGATATCCGAGGGAGAGAATTCCCCGAAATCCGGAGGAGATTTGGTTTCCTCGTTCTTAAAATCGGGGTCGTGGATAAAAACCCCCGCCGCTACGAAAACATCCAGAACCGTTTCGATTCTTTTCTTTAAATCTTCGTCGGAAATTCCATCCACTTTTTCTCGAAATTCTTGCTGTAAATCCGAGTCTCCGTATTCCCTTTCTTTTCGGAGAAGATCGAAAACATCGGAAAAGTTAAAACTCTCGATACCTATTACGTCGTAATAATTAGGGATTCCGTTAAAAATCGCTTCTACGATGGTTTCCGTTATTTCCTTTTCTTTCTGGTCCATACTTTTTCCTTTCCCGTCCTAAAGGACGAAAATTAAGGTTACGAACATCCAGAAAGCCCCCGCGACTAAAAAGTAAAGCCCGAAATCTTTAGCCCTTTCCATGGTTTTCTCCTTTCCCCCGATTTCCATATTTTCTCCTTCCGGGCGGACCGCGTATATAGAGTAGGATACCCTTAAAAAGCGAATTTTAATAGATAACTGATATAACTACTCGATATATAAGGGTATTTTATACTCTATTAATCCGATAGAATTACCCTTTATATCTAAGTATCCGATATATAAGGGGAATTTAGAGGGTATTTTTACCGGAATTTCGCTCGTAACTATTCGATTTTATTAAGGAATTTTTACTACTTTTTCCAGAATCCTACCTACCGAGAGAGGCCAATGGTTTACCTACTAAAAAATTGAATGGTTGTTTTCGGGTTTACTTATGATTGGATAGTACCGGAAGGCGTACCGACCTACCTACCTAATTTTATTTTGGTTGGAAATTTTTTATTTTAGAAATGGTTGGGAAATAGAAGTTCTTATAATCGACCGATTTTATAGGGTATATCCGCCCTAAAGGTAATAGTTATTAGTTTAGAATCCCCTATAAGCCATCTAACACTTTTCGGTTATAGGGATATAGCGCGTTTTTAAAAGTATCTAATATATAAGGGTATTTTAACCGTTTTATTTATAAAATCGTCGTTTATAGACGATTTTAAAAGGAAAAATATTTCCCCTTATTTATTAGGTAGTTATAGCGTTTTATTAAGGAGTTTATAAGTAAGCGAAAAATAAAGGGATTATTTTAGAGGGTATCAAAAAATTACCCTTATATATTAAGTAGTTATAAGGGAAAAATAGCCCTAAAAAATTATCCTTATATATCGTATAGTTATACCCTAAAATCGGAATTTATAAAATATCCTTATATATTAGGTAGTTATAAGACGATTTTTCGGAATTTCTTCTTTTCCCTTCTATTTTTCCCTTTTCCCTTTCCCTTTTAACTTATCGAAAAATAAAGGGAAAAGGATACCCTATATATAATATCCTATAACCGAAAGGATATAATATGATGATGCTATGGATAGATTATCGAAATTACTTTTAATTCTTTTTTCTTTATTCGTTTTTTTCTATCGGAGAAAATCCCGTATTCTCCGAAATTTCTAATTCCGGTTTTCTAACCGGGGAAAGGATTATTAAAATGAATCCGAAAATCGAAAGGACGAAAGAAGAAATCCGGAGGGAATTAGAAGCGAATCGCGCCGAGATCGAGCGGATAAAGAAGGAACGGAAGGAAAAGGCGGAAACGGCGAAAAGGTTAATCGCGGAAGCGAAGGAAAAAGGAATCGACCTTTCCGATTCCGTCCGGTATTCCCGCTCCGAATCCGTCGCCGACGCGCTCCGTCGTATTTCCCCCGGTTCGGATTTTTCCCTTTCGGAAATTTCGGAGAAGGCGGATACCCTTTTCTCCGAGAAAGGAAAAAAGAGTAATCTCGCGGAATCCGTCGCCGTCGCGAAGCTAAATCTTTCCTTCGCCGTCGCCTTCGGAATCGCCGAGAAAACGGGAAAAGATTCCTACCGGAAAACGGTTCCCGTAGTAATTCGGAAGGCGGGAAACGAGTAGAAAAAAACCTTTTCCGAGAGTAGGACGAAAACCCCGTAGATTAAATTCTACGGGGTTTTTTTATTTCCGAAATTGTCTGGTATTCTGCCCCTGTTACTCTATAACCGAAATGATGAAATGTTAACCTGTCCTGGTGGATAACCGAAATGATGAAATGTTAACCTGTCCTGATGGATAACCGAAAAGGGTATAAGTAGGTAAAATAGGGGGAAGGGAAATTCCGCCCGTTTTCGTCTCCGATTCCGTAAAAAAATATCCTAAATTCCCTTGTAAAATCGCTTAGGTTTGGCCCTTTTCCCTTTCCGAATATCCGAGTATGGGAAACGGGATAATCGCTTAACTGGAGGGAAGGACGGAAGGGGAAATGGGTATAGGGGATATGGGTAGGAAAATCCCGAATATGGTCACTATATATCCCTCTCCCCATCATCCGTATCATATACCATTTTCCCAATTGAAAATAGTCCCATATTCCATTTCCCTTTACTCCCTATATACCGATGTAGGCTATTTTACCATAATGAAGGAGTCTATACCCCTTCTATACGGGTTACTCCCTTTCGGTATGGTTTCCCTTGTTCTTATCAAGTCCGAAAAGTAGAGGTGTAGTTCTCCCTTACTCCGGTTATTTGAAACAAGTAGAGAGGAAACCAGAGTGGAGAAACTTTAACGAGGAGAGGCGGGGTAAAGTCTATTTAACTTGAAAACTTGTCAGAGCTTACCAAATTGAAAATTTAGAATATAGAAGAATTTATGAAATTTGGATTTGGGGAAAGGGAAAAATAGATTTTATAGTTTTAACCTTTGGTGAGGAGAGGTAAGATATGAAGGGATGGAGGATGAATGATGTATAGCGATAAGGAGAGGGTTCTGATTGAAAGATGCCTCTCCGTATCTATTTTGAATTATAGAGCTGGTAAGTTCATTCTTCAGGATAATGAAAAGGAAGCGTTAGTTTTTGGCGAGAAAGTAAAAAGGGAGCTTTTGATATTGAAGGAGCTACTGGAAAGATATTCCCCTGAGAATGAGAGGGGAAGGGATGCTGGTAACTTCCGGGGATTCTTTCAAAGGTTGTTCGGGAGAGGTTGATATGTTGTTTAAAAGGATTTCAATTCTTTCTTTAATAGCGTTGGTTATAGGAATTGGATTGTATATGACCCCCGCTACCCAAGCAGAAATTCCAATTATGCCGGTAGGATTAAGCCTTCCGTCTGGAGAGAGTGTTTTACATCATCATATTTGGGTAGAGTCTCAGCCTGGAATAAAGTTTTGCGAACGATGTGGAGTTTTCGTCGTAAAGCATATTAACGGGATGTGGATTATGATTCCTAGAGAAAGTATCTGGATGGGAGAGGAACCTAAATGAAGCAAATGTATTTCCTAGCGGTGCTAATTCTTTTTACTATTCCCGCATTCTCTGGCGAACTGTTGAAACAGGGGGATACTCTTCCTCTTTGCATCGGAGATGACTGCTCGAAGGAATATCCCCACCTTACTAATAAGAAGGTCCAGGAATACCAAGCACTCGAACGGGCATTGGCTGGCGGAGGAACACAAGCCATTATCCGGGATGCCAGTAAAATCGGATGCTTTGATAGGGTAAAGATAGTCGGCGGGAAAGAGGTAAAGCAATGTTGGGGGGCAATTCGACCTGCAGGGAAAGACAGTAAGTGGGAATGTGAAGAACTCTCCCGACGTGAAAAGCCCGAATGTTATGAAACGGAGAAATAAAAGATAATATGACAGAGAGACAAGAAAAACCTTGGTGGGGGCTACTAATTCTCTACGGATTAGTTTGGTTTGTCTGTTGGCCCATTACGAAGCTATGGGATTGGATTTGCCGTAAGGTTTATGAGAAGTAGATAGGAGGGCGATATGGTAATTCCTGAACTTGCTTATTTAGAAATAGATCCAGGGAAGTTGATTCTCGTTTTAGCCAAAACGGGATTGACAAATGAAGAGATAGCTATTGCTATGGGAATGACCCCTAGTAAGTTTGGGCATCTCCTAGCGAAGTATCCCGATTTTAGGGATGCTTTGAACGATGCTAAGGAAGATCCTAACCATAAGGTTGAACAATCCTTGTTTAAAAGGGCTTTGGGGTATTCTATTAAGGAAACGACAAAGAAAGACGGCAAACCCGTTCAAGTAGTTTTGAAAGAGATGGCGCCAGATCCTCTTTCTTGTATCTTCTGGTTAAAGAATCGTTCTCCAAAACGTTGGCGGGATGTAGTCGAGCATAAACATTCCCTTCGGGATAGAATGGATCGTGCCCACGGAGCTTTGGCGGAGAGAAGTATGCTTACTGCTGGAGGAAATGGGGATGGGGCAGAAGTAGGAGAATAGAATAGGAGGAAAGAATGAACCTAAACGATTTGGCTAAGGAGATAACTCTTCAAGAAGGAAAGAAAGTTAATTTAAGCATTGCTCAAGTCAAGGAAGTTCTGAAAATAGTATTAATTCAGTTGTCTCTCCTCCCTTCTAGTGAATTAGAAACTATTTTAAAGCGTTATCGGCCTTATTAATGGGCAAAGGAATTGACTTAGCGCGTCCTGATGCCCCATTGCATGCAGAAGTATTAGATAATTTCAAAGATCAACTATTAATTGTTCTTATTCGTCGTCTTGGAGAAACCGTAAGTGTTCCAATTGACGAAGTAGATGATACTGGGAGATTCATGTTAGCTTTTAGTATTCATGATGGGGCGTTCCACTTTAAACTAAGGAGAAAATCGTGAGGGAGGAGCCAAAAACAACATTAGCCGATGGAAGCCCCGTAACTTTGGATCATCGAGAAATTAATCCAGCAACCGGACAACAGAAGGGGTATGTAGTGCTATCCCAAGAAGAAAGGGATAAGGGATTCACAAGACCACTACGTTGTAGTTATCAGCATGTGGGGGTAAAACCAAAAAATCCATTACGCGATCTAACCGAAGAAGAGCACCAGCAATACGACAAATTTGGCTATATAGCTTTTGAGGCTTATCCAGAAAACGAATCTCCTGTCACTGGACGATTTTGGACCAACGAAGCACTGAAAAATGGTTGCGGGGCGATTACGACGATGGCAAATTCTATTGCAGAAACATATGCTAGAGATCCTAAGTTCTATGGAGGAACCTTCTGCGCAAGTTGTCAAAAACATTTTCCACTAGAGCAATTCGTTTGGATAGGAACTAATGAAACGGTAGGGAGTTGATATGAACAAACCGGAATATATAGTAATTCATCATAGTGCTACTAAGGATGGTCAGGTAAACGATTGGGCCGCTATAACTCGTTTTCACACTTCCTATAGAAAGGGAGGAGATATTATTTCTCCGGAAGAAGCGGCGGCACTTACAGCGGTAGGGGATAAGACGATTATTGCCCCCTGGCCTTACGTTGGCTATAACTACGGAATAGAAGAAATCGCCGGAGAAATTAAATTGATGGAAGGGCATGCTATAGGTTTACAGGGATACCATTGCAAAGAAGCTAAAATGAATTTCCGGTCTATCGGTATTTGCGTAGTTGGTAATTTCGATGTGGAGACCCCTTCTATTAAAAAACTTTACTTTCTCAAAGATTTTTGTTTTTCCCTAATGGTTAATTATGGAATCTCCGTACAAAATATTATAGGCCATAGAGATGCGGGATTGATGGTAGGATTTGATTGGATGAAGGGGGAATTTAAAACTTGTCCGGGTAAACTATTTCCTTTACAGGCTTTAAAAGATATACTCGCTGGTAAACTATCTAACGGATAGGAGGGAGAGAGCATGTGTACAAAAATTGTTGGGGTCGTAGTGGCAATTGTAATTGGTGCGATGTTTCTGTTCGTACCCAGTGCGAAAGCGGAAACGCTGTTGTGGAATGCGGTAACAACGTACAGCGACGGGACATCTCTGGGGACAAAGCCGGTAACGTACAACGTGTACGACAACGTATTTCATGCGACGAATCCGATAGCGTCCGGGCTATCCTCAGTCTCATGGGGGATAACAAACAAAGGAAGCGGGGTAAGTCACGGTTTCGAAATCACCGCCGTGGTTGATGGGCAGCAAAGTGCGCGATCAGCGAGGTTAAACTGGACAAGCCCTTTGTTGGTCCCGGCCTCCCCAACGGGCCTGACGATTCAGTAATTTGGATAGTGGCTGCTATTGCCGTAATTTTGGCTTTGGCAGCATTCGCCGCAGGACACCCTATCATAGGGATTGTCCTATTAGTAATAGCGTTGGGGTTACTAGCTTTATATTTGTATAGAAGAAGGAAAATATGAATTATTTTCTGTGGGGACTGACCATCGGTTTACTACTTGGTTTTGTTGGAGGAGTTTACTTCGACTCGATCAAGTCTTGGATTTTGTCTAAATTAAACTTTACTCCAAAGATAGGAGGATAATATGGACCTTTGGGGAATGATAAGTCAGTATATTAATTTACCGGCTACTATGGCAGCGGCGGGGATAGCGTGGCTTCTTCAGATATATGTTTTGCCTTCTCCGCAAGGAGCAGAACCCCATGTAACGGTAGCAGGAAGTTTTTGGGCTAGAATTCAACCCTTATTCGCTCCAATAATGGCTACGGGGTTTTGTCTAGCAGCGGAGTGGGACAAATCCCTATCTGCTATGGATGTTATTCGAGGGATCAACTCTGGAATAGCATCTGAATATCTTTTGCGTGTTGTTTTTAAATCTATTTTGGGGAAATAGTCTAAATGAAGATTTTGGATTGGGCTTTATCTAGTAAAACGAACAAAATCATCTCCCTTTCTGTTGTTGTCATTATTTTGTTTTTAGCACTAGGGGCCTATAGTGGAGTAAGCGATTGGTTTCAAAAACGAGCGGAGATTAAAGAACTCAAACAGTCTATAGAAGATAAGAAGAAGGACGGTCAACAAGCAAGTGAGGCCTGGCAATCGGTTTTTTCTGCTAAGGAGGCAGAGAAGAAAAAAATCACCCGAGAAAGAGACTCTTTAAGAAAAGAGATCTCCGATCTTCATGCAGAACATAACAAACCTTGGATTATTCCGGCCACCGATAATGAAACACTATCTCGTTTTAGGGTATTGGGTTATTAATATGAAAAGAATATTACTATTCTTATTAATAATCACATTGATTTTCCCCATCGTAGCGGAGGGAGCGGAGCTTCTTTTGCCCGGGCAACCGGCTCCGGGTAAAGGAATTTTCTTTGATAATTCCACGGCCCTTCGCCTTTTAGAGGAATTGGAAGAATGCCGAGATGTTAAGGAAGAATTAGAGAAATATCGAAAGTTAGACGAGGTACAATTGGCGTTGGATAAGGTTCGGGAAGAGGAAAAGGCACTATTACTTCAACGTATATCTTTCTTGGAGAAAAATCAAGAAGAGCTTTATAAATTATTAGATACAGCCGTAAAAACAGCAGAGAAAGTCAGTAAAGGCCCCTCCTTAACCGAGAAAGTTTTCGATGCTGCAGGTTGGATGGGAATAGGAGTTCTTATAGTAAAAATTCTATCTATAGCTTTATAAAGGCAAATAATGGGTGATTTGATTTTAATTCGTAGGAAAGGTGGCGGGGGAAATGGGAAAGATGGGGGAGGACAAAAGCCCCCAGATAATCCTACTCCCCTGCGTATCAGAAAGCCTGTTGTTCGCAATGAAGATATTAAACCTTTTATTGAGGACCCCTCTGTAGATCCCGATTTGATAAGTTTGATTGATTTGCCTATTCCTCTTCCTATTCTGAGAAGAGAAATAAAAAGGCAAGAAGCGTCTAATCCCATTGAAAAAGAAATAGATTTGATGAAGTTGTATAAAGAAAAGCCCCTGCTGTTTTGGAGAGATGAATTAGGAGTCCCTATAGATGTTTGGAGGGACGATAAACCTCCTAGAGATTGGAAACCTGGGGATCTTTTACCACTTTGGAGCAAACAAAGGGATATCATTAACGCTGTAGTTCAGCATCGTAAAGTAGCGGTGAAGTCTGGTCACGGAGTCGGAAAAACCTTCCTCGCCGCTGGAATTACATTATATCTTGCCTATGTATGGCATGCTACGGGAATGACCACTGCCCCCACCTTTCGTCAGGTTCGACGCGCTCTTTGGGGAGAAATTCATTACCAATATAATCGCTCCCGGACTCCGTTGGGCGGGAAGATGAATCAAGTTAGTTTAGATTTAGGGGATAAATGGTTTGTTGAAGGATTTGCTACTGACAAGCCTATGGATAATATTACGGGTATCCATGAAGAGAATATTTTTGTAATAGTGGATGAGGCTGGCGGAGTTGTTCCAACTACATTTGAGGCTTTGGACGCTCTTTTAACTTCTGAAAGCACCTTTGTATTATATATAGGAAATCCCGTAGATCCTACCGGACCTTTTGCAGATGCATTTAAGCCTGGGTCTGGGTTTAAGACTTTTACTCTTAGTTGTTACGATTCTCCTAACGTTCGTCATGATAGAGTAATTTATCCTAAACTTACTGTTAAGAAATGGGTAGATGAGAAAGCTAAGAAATGGGGGTCGGATTCTAATTTATTTAGGATTCGTGTTTTGGGGGAATTTCCAGAGGAAAGTAAAGACACTTTAATTCCTATTAGATATATAGATAAGGCATTGGAAAAAGGGAGAGAAGGAGTATTCCCAGCAGATCATATTCATACTTTTGGATTAGATGTGGCTCGTCAGGGATCAGATGATACTACATATGGAATACGTTATAAATCAGGGTTATTCGTGATTCATGAAGCTACTCAAAAGAAAAGAGAAACAGAAACAGCGGGGAAAATGATAGATATTTATAATGAATTAGTTCCTGAATTCAAATATAAAAATTTGAATAAGTTTGAGAGTGTATTGAAGGGAACGGAAGCAAAAGAAGAGGACGGAATTTACCCCCCGATCAATGTGGATGATATAGGGGTTGGTGGAGGAGTTGTTAGTATTTTATTGGAAGAAGAATATCCTACCAACGGGGTGAACGTAGCAGAACCGCCCGATTCTTCTGATCCGGATATGGCTAAAATGTTTCTTAATAAACGTGCTCAATACTATTGGAATTTGAAAAAACTATTTGAAAATGGATTAGTTGCCATAGTTGACGAAGAGTTGGCTTTCGAATTGTCTAAAATGAAAATGGAATTTTTGCGTAGCGGTAAGATTAAGATAGTGGATAAAGAGACTATTAAAAAAGATTTGAGTGGCAGAAGTCCAGATAAGGCTGAATGCATGATGTTGGCTTTCTCCATGGATTATGCAGATATAGAGAGAGAGTTGGTAAGATTTTTATGATAACGGAGGCTTTTATGTTTTGGAACTTATTGGGGGAATCCATAGCTAGAGCTACTTTTTGGATATTGATAATTTTTGCAGTAGGAATTACTGTGAGATATTTGATTAGGGATTATATAACTTTCGTTTTGGAAGATGTTGATAAAAAAACTACTACAGAGGAATGATGAGGGCTAACAAAAGCAGAGAGTACGCAAGGGAGAGTGATGTGGAAGCAGAAGGGCAAATTTTACTCCAACCGGGGGATAAATTGGATAAAGAGATAGCTAATCTTAAAGAATGGATGTCAGATCTAGATGTAAAAGTAGATAAGTTAATAGCAGAGGGATGTAGTCATAGAGGTAACGATCTGGCCAAACTATCTCGAATAGAAGCAGCTTCAGAAGGGGTTAGGCAGGAGACTGGGAAAATTAAAGATTCTGTTTTTCAATTATCTTTATCCTTTGAATCCTATAAAACAGAAACCGTGAAGGCTAGCAATACTACAGATAATAAAATAAATAATCTAAAGTTGGGCATTGTTGTTCAATGTTTGATATTGGTTATAGCTTTATTAATCTTTGTAGCAAAAGAATTTGTGTTACCGGCTGTCAAAAATCCCCTCCCTACGACGGGGGCTATTTATGATAAACCCCATGTAGTTGTAGATCCCGAGGTTTGGAATAGACTGATGAAAGAAAGAGAAAATAGTCGTAAGTAATTTTGATACGGTTTATAGTTAAATCAAGTGTTTTGATATATAGGAGAAAAGAATGACCACAAGACTGGATTTACTTCGAAAAAGTCCAGTTTTAAAGAATGCTATAGACGCGGTTTTTCTTAGAAATAAACAGATGTTGGGGGTAAGTGAAGATGAAGTAATGCGAGAGCCTTACAAGAAGTCTGATTTAGTTTATATTTGTATTTCCACCACAGCTAAAGCCATTTCCCAAGTCCCTTTGATAGTGGTTAGGAATATTAATCCCAAAGGAGAATATAAACCACTACCCGACACAGACCCGTGGTCCATGCTATTTTCACGTCCTAATTATATTACAGATAGATATTCCTTTACCGAATCTATCATAACTCATTTATTGCATGATGGGGAGGTTTTCATCATTCCGTATCCTCCTAGTCTTAACCCCCCCGGTTCTCTTTGGGTAGTAAGAAATAAATACGTTAAGCCAATGAAAGATTCTAGAACCAATATGTTAATAGGATGGCTATATGATGCGTCAGGAACTTTTCAAGAAACCGCAGGAGGGATAGCTACATCTGGGGCTATTCCTTTACATGTAGACGAAGTTGCGCGAGTATTTCTGTTCAATCCCTACGATCCCTTGAAAGGATTATCTCCGCTAGAGGCAGGAAAGATGAGTGTGGTGGTGGATTACAAGGCTTCTTTCTACACCTCTGTATTTTTTGATGAGGGGGCTTCTCCGGGAGGAGTTATATCTACTGACCAAAAGTTGGGGGATAAACAGTTTAATAGAACCAGAGAACAGTTTGAATCTCGTCATCAAGGATTTAAGAAAGCCCATAGGATTGCTCTTTTAGAGCAAGGTTTGAAGTATACTCAAACAGGATTAACTCAGAAGGATATGGAATTTGGGGAATTAAGAAAACTTACTGCCGAAAGAATTTACCAGATATTCGGAATGAAAAAGGCTATTGTTAGTGTTACAGAAGATGTCAATTACGCCACTGCGAAAGAAGAAAGAAAAGAATGGTGGGAAGGTACTAATCTTCCCTTAATGTCTATGGTTACTTCGGCTTTAAATTTTATTCTCTTCCGTCAAAATTCTGATCTTAGGTTACTATTTGATATTACCACTGTAGCGGCTTTGAAAGAGGCTTTGACGGAGAAAGTAGCTACTGGGTATAAGATGTGGCAAATGGGATTTACAGCTAACGAGATTAATCAACGGTTAGATATGGGATTTGGTAGTAAGCCTTGGCGGGATATCGCTTTTGTCCCTGTTAATTTGCGTCCCGTAGAACAAGCTATTAACCCTCCCGCTCCAGTAGCCCCCCCATTGCCGGCATTAGAGCCTCCTCCTAAGCCTCCAAAGGCTCTAACGGATGGCTCAGAAGGAAAGATGTCGGATAAGGATGAAATTAGGAATGAGCAAATTTGGAATAGTTTTCTTCAAAAGATTTCTCCTTTGGAGGAAAAATTTGAGAAGAAAGTAACTAGGGTTTTTACAGATATGAGAAAAAGAACTTTGGAGAATTTATTTAAAAATGCTAAAGCTCCTAAAGATGTAGATGATGAGATTTTTTCAGAGGATTCTAAAAATATTTCTAAATTCACCGATCCTATTTATGAGGATGCTTTAGTTGTAGGATTTTCTACAGTACTAGATGATATAGGTTCTTCCATTATATTTAATGTATCCGATCCGGAGGCTTTGGCCTTCTTGACTATGAAAAATCTTCAGATTAAGGGCATTATACAAACTATTAAAGATCAAATTAAGGTAGAATTAATGGAAGCGTATGAAAAGGGAGAAACCATAGATGAAATAGCGGATAGGATAAGGAGTGTGTTTAATATATCCAAAAGCAGGGCAAAAACCATAGCTCGTACTGAAATTATAGGGACTGCTAACGCGGGTAGAAATTTGGCTATAGATAGGTCAGGATTTAGAGAGAAGCAGTGGTTTACGGCCATGGACGAAAGGGTGCGTATAGTTCATAGAGCCATGCATGGAAAAGTAATTAAAGTGGGGGGCATTTGGGTTTTACCAGATGGGGCTTCTCTT